TTTCGGCCGCCGCCACCGCCGCCTCCGCCACCGCCGCCGCCGCCACGACCGTAACTTCCTGTATTAGTATTTTGTCCATACTTAGACCCTGGTGTTCTAAAGTTGCTAATACCCACTAATTTTCTCTTCGATGAAGCGCCTGCTTTTGACCTCGCTGTTTGCGTAAATATCGAAGCAGATATAGTGGAAGACCCTGTTAATATTCTACCGTATACTAAAGGTACAGGGCCACCTTGTCTTGTTGTGTTTACTGCTCCACTAAATAAATAGTTTTCTGCTCTTTCTTCTGCATCTCCTGTGTCTGGTTGTGGAGAAAGCATTTGTATTAGTTGTCCTGCAACCATCATCATACCGACACCTGACATCAGACTTCCTAAGAATCCTACTCCTGAGAATCCTGCAGTAGCCGCAAGTTCCGCTCCTCCTGCTAGTGCTTTCATTGTTGCAGAGTTTTGTGCCATACCTGCTGATAATGCATTACCAGTGCCTCCAAAGAAACCAGTGGCTCCAAAACCAGCAAAACCACCCGTGACGGCTATAAGTGCCAGACCTGTTAGAATTGCTAGTCCTCTACTTTTTGACCCCTCTACGACAGGTACAAAGTGCATAGGCATACCAACTGGGACAGGGTGTACGATATCCAAGTCAGTCTGTACTCCATCAGGTTTTTTGAGTTCTTTATCTCCAAAAACAATTTCATATGCTAGACTGTCTGCTGCATCAATGAGATATTGTTTAAAGCCCTGTCGTTGAACAGCGATTGCCTGCAACGCCTCTGTTGGCGAGGCAACATCGAGGTTCCATTCGTGACCGAACTTATCCCCTAATACTCCTTCTAAATAAACTTTTCTCATATCATACTCTCATGTCTAACAACCATTCTTGTAATGTTTCTCCATATACCATTGTAATTATCTCTGCAAGATAATCTGCTTGGTGCATGATGTAACATTTTAAAGTTGCCCATATAGACGCCCGCGTGGTTTGTTACTTCACTATTTAATGCCATCAATATGACATCATTTGGTTTTAGACTTCCGTCTGTTACTTTCTTAAATCCTTCTTTTTCGTAGTGTTCTACATAGAGGTTTTGTCCTCTTTCCCAGAACTCCCACTCGTACTGATACTCTCTAATATGTATACCGATAGTATCAAAATAATCTTTTATAATTGTATAGCAGTCATATGCTCCAAATACAAATGGTCTACCTATCAATGGTAGAATCTTATTCTTGGAGTCTAACTTAATATAGTCTTGTGTGTTAAATATATACCAGGGTATACCTAATCTATCACAAGCAGCCCTATCTAAAGGACTTGGTTCTAAGTCACCATGTGGGTGACTATGTACTATTCCAACAACATCACATTCTGCATTTATATCTCTATAATCTTTTGGGTCGATTACAAAGTCATTTAGTTTATCAAATGCTTGATTTTCTGTTGGATAAAATTTCATTCTACCTTTACGAATACCTACAATACCACATGCTTCTTCTGGTATCTTACTTCCTATGTATTCAAATATTTCTTGTTCTACTGATTCTATCATTAATATAATGCCGCTCCTGGGAAGCCACCGAATGGTAATGATACATTGCTATTCGGTAAATTGACTGGGTTATAAATGTTTGCATATGCGACTGCTCCTGAGCCACCGCCACCTGATACAGTTATTGTTGGATTAGAAGTGTATCCACTTCCAGCATTTGTAATTGTATAAGTTGTTACTGTTCCACCTGAAAGATTTGCTGTTACGGCTGCTCCTGAGCCACCCCCACCAGAAACAGTAACCGTAGGTGCACTAGAGTAACCTGAGCCTACTTGTCGTAATCCGGTAGTAGTATTTATTGCTGCTTGTACAGTTATTAGCGAACCACCTACTTCAGGTCTATGTCCATATCTTGTTTTACAAGAATCTAAAGTCTTACCACAGATATCGCCTCGTTTCCAGTAAGATATATTAGTCGGTCTGATTAAATCATCTACTGAATCACTTGTGGCGATACTGTGTGCGGCTATACATCGGAACAATGTGCGCCTAGTAAGTTGTAAAAATCCTGAACTTGCTGTATAAGAACCAGTTGCACTATTATCATCTTCAACTGTTATATTTGCTCCACTTACTGCTGTAACATAAAGTGGAACTTGTTTATAGTCATAATTAGTAGTGCTTTTTGCAATTACATAGTCACCTACTGTTATACCATGTGCTGAAGTTGATAATTCATAAACTGTTGCATTTGTATTATTTGTAATACTTGTTATTGTAAATAAATCTCCTACTGGTCTTTGATATTCTGCGTACTGGTCTACTGCATAAGACTTGGCTGCATACAAACTTGTCGTTCTATTAGATTGAGTATTTTGTAATCCCCAGTAATTATAAGTATTTTCAGTATATGATGAATCAGTAGTATCTAAAGTTATTTGTGTATTCTCTTTATCAAAGTATAATATATAAGCCACTCCATTGATAGTAAACTCGTTATCGTTTGGCCAATCACAACCTCCTTGGTCAGTATCTTGATACTTCCACGGACAACGGGCAGCGATTACGGTTCTTCGGGGTAATTTAACCTTTTCCACATCAAACGCACTTGCTAACTCAAATGAAATTTCCACACCGTTTTCAGATGCTTTTCTTTCTATGTAATAAATTTCTCTATTCAACTCTACAGGCGGATTTGTTGTTAAGTACTTACGAAGTGTTTTTCTACGAATAACTTTCGCTCCTAATAGGCCATCGAAGTTAGTAAGATAAGTATTCCAATATGCGTTTATGTTTGCGAACTTGATTGTGGGTCTTGGGAGGGAGCCTGTTCCTTTATATTCAAAACCATCGGCTTCGACTGGAAAGGCAGTATAAGAAACTTGTTGATAGTCGGAAGATGTAGTTGACCCGTAATTTGTTTCATTGATTAGACTGTACCATTGAATATTTCCGCCTGAAGAAGTAGAATCATTGTGAAAATAAAGTTTATCTACCCCTGTTCCACCAATATCTTTTAGTTCTACTTCGAATACAGTTACAAGAGCATTTCCGTCAGTAACTCCACCAGAACTGGGTACTAATGTTTGAAAATCAGTGTGTAAATTTACGTTGCTCATGACTCGAATACTTCTCTTAGTGTTGCTGTTAAATTATAAAATTCGTCGTATGAATAAGTTTTGCTCCACGTATCGCATACTACTTTTAATGTTTCTTCGCTACCTGATTCGTTTGAGTCAGGTATAGTGAAACTAAAGTTATCGACTCCACCAAGACTATTGAAGTATCCTGCAATGTCGTCAATGATTGCTTTTGGTTGATTTTTAAAAGTTACTGAGAAAGTTCTTTGAACATTATTTATTCCATCTCTAACTCTTTGTTCATATCCATCTCCAAACTTTGCTACAAGAACTCTTGGTTTATATGGTGCGGACATACCTTTATCAGGTACTACTGCTCTACTTCCAAAACTAGATGATGTCGTGAATCCTATTGCCATTATGAAGTACCTCCATACGGACTTAATACTCCGCCTGGTCTTTGTTGTTCTACCATTTCTTTCTGTACAAGTGCTGCTATTGCTTTACCCATGGCTTCCATATTCGGTCCACCATTACCTGTTACTTGTGTGCCTTGTCCGTTTACATTTACATTTACAATAACACTATTTCCACCACCATGCATCTCAACTGGAATACTTCTTCCATCTGGTAAAGGTACTACTGCTTCGTTATATCTGCCTTCTCCTACTAAAACAGTTGGTGATGTTGCTATACCTCCAGAACGATATCCTCTTGTATATCCTCCTTTTGCCATTGGTATAACTCCACCATTTGCCATTCCTAATCCAAAGCCCATCATATTTAGAGTTGCCATAGCGGCTTGTTGTGCTGCTATTTTTACTAATTGTTGTAGTACTAATGTTGCTAAAGATTTAAATGCCTCTTTAGCCGTAGCAGCCCCTGTTGCTATATCTGCAAACATTTTTTCAAGACCTGTTGCAAAGGTTTGTTGAAGTTTAAATGCTGTTGTTGTTGAATCTTTGTATGCTTTTGATTGTTCTTGTGCAATTTTTAATCTCAAGTCTTCTTGCTTTATGAGTTCATCATTTGCTATTTTTTGTTCGCCTTTTAAAGTTTTACCTTTATCTTCTAATTCAGTGATTTTATTTTTAATAGCCTGTTCTGCATTGGTAAGTTCAACTATTTTTATCTGTTCTTTCATTTTTACTGCGGCTGCATCTTTTCTACTTCCTAATTTTGCAGTAGAAAGTTTTGTACCTAATTGACTCATTACTAATTGTCTTTGTGCTGTGATGATTCCTTCTGTTTGTGTAACTTGGGCATTTACCATTGCTAGTACATCTTTAATTGATGAGCCTTTAATTACATCTTCTGACACACCAAGTATAGTTGCGAGTTTTGTAGCCTCTGCATCACTTACCATTCCAGTCTGGTCTGTCATTGCTGATAAAGCATTTTGTGCTATCTTCATATCTTTTACTTCTTTATCAAAGTAACTACTTGCTAATCCTTTTGCACTTTCTGCTCTCCTACTCATTGTACTTTCTAATACTTGGTCTAATGTTTTTAGTCCTTGTCCTGCGTTTGTTGTTTGAAGAATAAAAGTATTTAGTGCATCTGAGTCCATTGACATAACATCACCAAAGTCTTCTAGTCCTGGAACTATTTTCTTAAGTTCATCAAATAGTCCTTGTACTGCTCTCTTTTGTTCTGCAATCTGTTCTTTAGTATATAAGGCACCTCCACCTGCTGCATCTGACTTAGTGGCGGTTGCCATTGACTGTAGTCTTGATATCTCGCCTAAAATACCAGATGTGCTAACTGCGTTTGCTTGGAATTCTGCTTGTTTCATAGCAGAAAGTTCTTTACCTTCTTTTTCTCTTTTTGTTTGTTCTGCAATAAGATTATTTATGCCTTCCATTTTTTCTTTTGTTAAATCTAAAGATTGATTGAATCTATCATTTGCTGCAGCACCTTCTCTTCTTGAAGTTCCAAACTCTGTTGCACCTGTTGCATCGGCAAATCCTTGTCCTATCTCTCCCAGTGTATCAGACATATCGAGAGAGTTAACAGCATCTATTGCACTTTGTACTGCATCTCCAGAAAGACCCATTAATCTTGCTACACCTCTAATCATTTCAAGTAGTTTTACAACACCTGCTAGTATGAAGTCAATAAAGTGTCCAACACCTCTAAAGACAGAAACAATTACCTTATCAATATTATTTACCATGCCCATGATAACTTGGAATAACATAATAAGTATACCAATGACCCCTGCTTTACCCATAACTTTATTAGCAAAGTTTGAGAAACTAAGCATGGCTCTACCAGAGGCAGCCATTGTTGTCTGGAAACCCATTTTCATCTTAACTGTCATTACTTTCCAACCAAGTGATATTTTTTTCATTCCCGCTTTCATTTGCATACCAAATGTTTGTTGTTTTACATTCATTTGGTCAAAGGAAGTTTTCATACTTCTAACTATTGCAATATCTGTATTTTTAAAGATACCTCTTTTTATTTTTCCGTGTTTTCTATATTGATTCTCTGCTGACCTAAGTGCTTTATCTAAGTTTGCTTTATCTGTTCCAGTTGCCTCTCCACTTCCAAACCTTTCTAGTACAGGAGATTTGGACCCTGCCTTTGTCATAGCCGCAGCACCTGATTTTACACCTGCTGCTCCTGAGGCTTGTTGCTGTTGTAAAGATTGTTTTGCTCTGTTTTGTGCTTGTCTGTATTCTTCTAAGTCTGTTTTAGCCGCTTCGTATGCTGAGTTATGTTTATTTTCAAACTCGTTTAAACTTGCTTGCATTTCACCCATAGAAGGTAAAACTTGTGAGAGAATACTTGAAGCAAAAAGACCTAGAGCAGCAACTGCTGCTAGGACATTATTACCTAGAATATTTGCAAAGAAGTTTGCTAATGGAGCCATAATCTGTTGAAAACTCATAATCAAGTCAGTCATCACTGCTCCTAACTTGTTGAAAGCATTAACAGGAACTCTACCTGCGACAGCACCAAAGTTTTCTTCTGCTTGTCGTAAGGTTTCATTTAAAACTGCCTGTGACCTTTCAAAAGTAGTTAACTCATCTCTGTTTTTACCAACTGCATCTGCATATTTTTGAGTCGCAGTTTCTAGCCTCAGAGTAATACCGAGTTCGTCTAATAGTTCTGGTTCTGCTTTTGTTGTACCTTGAACGATACGATTGAATGTGTCTTCGAAGTTTCTACCAAGTGCTTGTGATGCTGCTACGGAGGCTCGTGCTACTTCATTTATCTGGTCTACATTAAAACCTTTTGCAATCATGATGGCTGCTGAAGCACCTGCTTTTTGTAAGTCAAGTTGGTGTCCAGTTGCTTCCTGAAGTGATTTAGAAACTGTCCCTAACATGATACCAGTAGACGCAGCGTACGCTTCTTGTGATGCTTGTAACGCTTGGAAGTCCGCAGCATTTTGGAAAGCCCTAAATACCGCTCCTACAGCAAAGAGTGTCGCTGCTAAAGTTGCATAGGCAGGTACAAGGCCACCTTGTATGCCCTGTGCCATTTTTGAGAAGTTTTTAGAAGCACCTGATGATTGTTGTGAAGCACCTTTTAGTCTACGGTCAGTAGTGTGTACATGCTCTGAGGCTTTCTTGTGAGAATCCCCCATATCATCGGCGGCTTTCTTTGCTTTCTTACTTTTCTTCGCATACATCTCTATTGTGTTGCCATCTGACAACTTCATTACAAATGATGCTACTTCAATCTTTTTTCCTGCCATTATTTTTTCTTCGGTAACTGCGCCTTATTTTTTCGTTTTTCGGCCTCTTGTCTGCGTTTAGACTCTTTGTTATCTGCTTCTACTTTTCGTATTTCTATTTGTTTTAGTAAATACATAGTTAATGCCCTATCTTTCATAGGTACATCATAAACTTCTAGCATAGTTCCAAGTGCTGAATAGTCTTTCCCAAAGTTCATGCCACTCATTCCGTCCCATCTGTCAGGTAGCATACTATATATTAAAAATGCCACTTGAACTTCGTGCGGGTAATCACTAAATTCAGGTGGCATATTATTCGGGTCAGGTTCAATCCCTCTCTGTTCGCATATACTTAAATATGCGTCAACAGATAGAGCGCCTTCTTTGTACTGTCTGTCAAGTAGTACTAGAACTCTTTCTACTTGACTTTCGTGAAATTTTCTAGTTCACTAACAGTTTCAGTCAACCAAGTGTCAAAGTCAGAAGCATTTTTCATTAATGTTTCTGCATTGTCTTGATTGTACGGTAACTCATCATCTGGGTTGAGTTTACTAATATCCACCAATAGAAGTTCTTCGAGGTAAGAATATTTTAAGCCTGTCCACCCCTTTATGACTGCTTTACAATACTCGACTAAAAATTTTTCTTCATCTAGAGTTTCTTCAAATGCTCTAGTTTTTCTGTTTAGTTTTTGAGAAACACATCTATTTCTCAATTTAATTAACTCTTCTCTTGCGAGATAGGTTAACTCGACTGAAAATCCTGGTTTGCTAGGATATTCAACGCTTACCGTTTTGCTAGGAGTTAAAAGACTCGCTAGTGATATAGGTTGTTTGTTTTGCTGTTCCAATGTTTTATCCTCTTAAGTGTGGTGGGGGTAATACCCCCACCTAGTTAATTTAAATTATTATGCGTCGTAAGTAATACTTACTTCATTTGCACTACTAGAAGCAGTTGCAGACGATAAGTCTGAACTCAATCCATGGAAGTTAACTTCTATTCCAATGACATCGTCAATAGAATGTGAAGGTAATTCTAAGTGCGCTTTCGGTATTGCTACATCTACGCTTGGAGTATTTCCACTTCCACCTATACCAAATGTTAGTGCGAAAGCGTTTGTAATTAATCCAGTTGACTCTACGAGATTCTCGAATAAGTCTGCTGAACCGTTGGAAACATCATTTAAGTAACAAGTAAAGTTACCTGAAACACTCCTTGTTCCCATTACATGACCTAGTGGCTGATTAACAGTTCCCAGTGATTCTGGAGTTAGGTAAGTTAGATTGTTTTCAATCGTAATATTACCACCTGTTAATGTTAAACTATATGTTATATCTGAACTACCAATACCTGTGGTATCACCAGTTGATTCAGAAGCATCATATGCTATTGCTAAGTCTGTTAATTTTTGTCTTATGAAATTGGTTGTTGAACTGATACCTTCATTAATAAGCCCTTTGGTACTTGCTTGACCTGCGGCTGTATTTAATGTTGCTTGTTCAGTAATTAACTTACCATTTCCTGACCATGCTACTTGTGCTATTCCTTCTATATCGAAGTCAATAGAAGCAGAGCCGATTGAACAACTTTCTATTTTGTAAATCATAACTCCACCTGACCCTGAGGTATATGTACCATCAGTGTCTTTACTTGCTCCGAGTACGAAGAATAAATCAAATACACCTAGTGCGACTTTATTTGAATTCTGAAAGTTAAATGCATTCGGTTCAAATGAAGACAGTGTAGGGGCTCCTGTTCCACCTACTCCTAAGTTATATGTTGTTGCACTCATGGCTGCCCATAATGGGCCTTCAACTGCAAATTTCTTTGCGTTACCTGCATGAGAACCTTCTCCACTAGCGATAGTATAAGTATCACTAGAATCTGAAACGGAGGGTCTCATATATGTTGAGAATGACCATTCTGCTGGTGCAAAAGAATCGTTGAACATTGCTCTACCTCTTTTACTATTTCCGCTAGAATCGGCCGCCTCGTTTAATGTTACCTCAGTACTATTAGTCGCTTGACTGAAAGAAAAGCCATCAAGTACTGGTATTTCATAAAGTGCATCGTCAGTGCCATCTGCACTTGCATGGAACTTCATGAATACTTTGGTATCTCTACTAAAGAAAAATGACATATTATTCTCCTATGCCTAGTATTGAATCTCTGCTGTAATCTCACCTACACCTAGAGGCTCTAATACACCTTCGTCTGTGTCTACAGTTAATATAGTTGTCTTCACTGTAGCCTGAGACGCTCCTGTTGAATCCGTGTAGGTAAGCGGATCATTATCCTCCAACACAGTTTCTACATCTTCTAACAATTCCTCTAATGCTGCAATGACATCGTCATTGTCTTGTACATAGCATCGAACTGTTAATCTTAAATATCTGAATCGAAAGCCTCCGCCCTCGTATTCTCTTGTTTCTGCTCCTGCTCCTATATGGATTGCAGGAAAATCTGTTACTTCGTCCCAAAACTTCAATCTAGGTTCTATATTTTGAACTGAAGTTCTGAAAGGAGCCGCACCATTAATTTGTTG